GGCTTCGAGCAAAGTGATCGCATCGTGCTTTCGATCCTCGACAAAAATGGGGCTCGAGGAGTGTGCATCGACCTTCACCTCGTAGTCCCGTGTAAACTGTTCAGCCGTGAATGTCAATTCGGTGGCCGCGCCACCGGCGTGCACCTGGCACTGAAAACGCTGCTCGGAGTGATCTTGAGTCAAGCGTAACATTTGCCCGGCAATTTCCTCCGCCGACTCCTCGACACTGATAGCGCGTTCCTTGGGTCGCGAGCTCCCGAGCCGGGCCATCAAATCAGCCTGGCCGCGGCTGCGTACCCCGGGCTCACCCTTGCCTTGCAGTACATGCCCGAGGCCCGCGCGATCGTCGAACATCGCATCGATCTGGCTCATTTCAGCAAAAATATCTGACGGCATGGTCGGCGCGTGTTGCTGCACCTTGGCGTTCGGCGTCGGGAAATTCACCATGCCGCCCGCCGCGCGCAGCGCCGCCATTTTCTCCTCGCTGATCCCCGTGCCGCCGGTGACCGAGGTAGGCGGATCCGCCTGCTTGTTCAAGATCATGCGCACCTGCGCCGTGCGCTCGGTGCGCCAGTCTTGCAGCCACGTCAGCTGCGCGACGAAGGAGTCGCCCCAAAAATAATCGTAGAGGTTGAACGCTGGCCTGATCACCGAGAACGGCGCGATGCCTTGCACGTGACCCATCCAATTGCTGGGCCGGTCATAAATCACCACATCGGGCGCGGCGCGGGTGAACACCTGATAGTCGTCCATGTCATCGACCCACACGTACAAGTCGCACATGTCGATCAAGTCGACGTCGATCTGCGGCGAATAGTCGTACTGCGGGCCGCGCCCTGCGCCTCCGGTGCCGCCATCGACACCGGACATTTGTCCCGGGATCGCCACGGATCCCGGCACTCCGCCGACCGGTGAGCCGATGATCAGACGCGACAGCCCCGTGGATAATTGCGGCAGCTGATCCGTGGAGGAGCGCCCGACCCGACGCAGGATGTCCGCGCGCCGCGGATTGCCGATGAGGTTGGCTTCCAACTGGGTTTTGGTGATCGTGTAGTGGTGCGTGAACGCCTCTTGATCCGCGAGCTCCATCACATCCTCGCGCAGCACTCCGAACTGATGCGGCTCCACGAGATTCGTGCGCACCCGGTTTTGCACCCAGCGGGTTTTGACCAGCATCGTGCCGAACACCTGGCTCCAACGCACGCCAAGCCCAAACAGCGTGTGCGTCTTGGATGCGCGCCACTGCTCGGTGACTTCTTTGGCGAGCGGCACGGATTTGGCAATGTCGTCGATCGGCGCTTCGGTACCGATGTGCAGCGAAAAACGCATCGCATCCGGCGAATAAATGAAACTCGAGAGCGTGTCGACCGTGCTGCCGATCTTATTGTACGGTGCGCCGCGCGCATCCTGACTGCCGAACAAGTAATAGTTACGCAGGATTTGATAGAAGGTGAACCGGTCGCGCCGTGAAGCCGTGCACTGCCGCACGAGCTCGTTGACCAGCGTCGCTCGATCAACAATGTCTTTAGGCAGCTGCACTACTGCGCGACCGCTTGTGCCCGCTCTTTGCTACCCTTCTCCGCTTTCGCCGCCGTCACTTCATGTGCCTTGGGCAAGCGCCGCTGCGTGATGCCGATGCTGGTCGCGGCCTCGCGCATGGCGTTGTTGCGCGTCAACGTGAGCACTTCCCCGTCGCGCTTTTTCACCGACAGCGGCTTGGCCGCGATCGCCGTCAGTTCCGCAAAGCTGTGGCCCAGCGCCTTTTTGCTTTCATCGCCCCATAGAACTTGTGGCGAGCCTGGCGCTGCGCGGCCGGCAAAGCTCGTGTCACCGGCTTTGGCGCTCTTGAAATCATCGATTTGGTACATGTCGGCGGACTTGCGCATGCCGGCGTCAAACCGCTTGCGAAAATCGGTGCCGATGCCGACCGGCGTTCTAAATTCTTGAGTGACAAATTTTGAGCGGCAGCGGTTGCCTGGGCAAATGGGGTGCGTGCCCACGAATTCACCGTGCTCTAGGCAGTTCCACTCCTTCATGACCGCCATACTCACGCACCTCGCAGTCTCGGGCCCAACGTCGTCACATCAATCTTGAGCCGAATGCTCCGCGCATGGGGCGCCGGGCCCGTCGTGGCAGCCATTTGCGCCAATGGCGCGTCGCACGAATGTGGGTTGAGGATACGCCATTCGTCGTGGACTTTCGCCTTGACCAACGCGCCCGTATCCCAGCCATGAAAAAACCTCGAGAGGCCCAACTGCTCGGTTTTGGTCATCGGCCGCGGCACGGCAATCACCCCGCAGCGGACCAACGTGTTCAATTCGATGCCAATATAGCGCGCAATGTCGGTGAGGCGCAAAACCGACTGATACGGCGAGTCTTTGGGCAACTGCACTCGCAAGTGCTCGGTTTCTTGGGCGAGCTGCCTGAGCCGCCGGCGCAAATACACCTCCGATTTAACTTCCGGTGAGTCCACGGACCTTCAAGCCATTCTTTTTGAGGTAGTTCACCACGGAGTTTTCCAAGGGGGTGAAAATTTTCGCCGCTTCCGCCGGCCGGTTCTCGCGCGCAAAGGTGCGATTCATGGTTTGCATCTCGAGCATGATCCAGTCATTCCACGCCACCGTGCCGATCGCAAGGCCGATCACCCGATCGTCCTTGGCGCGGCCCTCGCCGCCGATGCGATCCCCGACCCGATGGATGTTGCGAAACTCCTGCACGCACAAGGGTGAATTGATTTCCACCATGTCGCGCTCGAAGTAGCTGCGCAAGGTCGACATCATGCGGATTTTCTCTTTCGGGTTCGTTTGCCACTGATAGGCAAAATTGCCGTAGATCGAATCCTGTTTTTTCCAGAGGTAATCGCGAATGCGGCTCACCGCATCGAACGCGCCCATGCGCGGATCGCCGGGCGCCATCACACCGGTCTGCCGGCGCAGGTTGATCAACTCGTTGAACACCGCGCCCCCGGGGCCCTGCATTTCCAAGTTGAGCATGCACTCGCCATACCAGCCCGCAAGATGGGCAATCGCCCAGGCAAACTGCGCTTCATTGAAATGCGTGGTGGCGAGCTCCGCAACCTGCACGATCTTGTCCGAGTAGCAACGGCAGACGCACGCCACGAAATTGTCCGCCCACTCCGAGGAGCCGTACGCGGGATCCGCGCCCAAGGTATAGACGCCGGACACCTCGCCCTGCTTCTCGGCTTTAACCGGGGTTTCCCAAATCGTCACCTGCGCCGTTTCTTCGGTCGCCTCCAAGAATTGCGTGTCCTCGAAATTCATTCCAAACTGATAGCGAAAGTACAGGCACGGCTGCTTCAAGGCGTATTGATAATGCTGGTTTACGCGTTCCGCGGAGAAGAACTTAGAGCCCGACAGCTGAAAGGCGTACTCCTCGGTGGGGGGCATCTCTTGCAGCGCCATCATTTCATCGCCCTTCATTTTCTCGGTAACGTACCAACGCCACCACGCGAGCTGCTGCGGCGTTACTTCGACCCCATATCGGCCAAAGATTTCGCCAAGCCACACCCGCTCATCGGAGGTTGGAGTACCGTCCCAGTACGCCTTGAATTGAACCGAGTCCTCTGGCCAGGCGTAGAGTTCATTGCGCCACCAGCCAATGAATATCGCGCACTGCGTCTCGGATTTCTTCGCGACTTCCCAAGTCTGGTAAAACATATTGTAGCCGCGCGCCGTCGACTCGAAAACGTAAAGACGCTTGGGATTCTTTTGTGCGAGCGAATTCATCAAGGAAGCGAAGCCCTCCTCATCGCCCCAACTCGAACACTCCGTCGCGTGCAACATGTTGACGCCCTTGGCGCGACCTAGGCCGCCTTTTTTCTTCTCGCCGGCCACCATGTACATCAGGCGCGAACGGTTCTCGAACACGATTTGCGCGCGGTTGTGGCGCTCGATCGGCGGCTTGGAGGACAAGGGCAACGATTCAATGTAACCGGAGAGGAGCGAACGAAAGAGTTCGCGGTTCTCATCATTGTCGGTGACCACGGCACCTTGCAGCCCGGGGTTTTTAAAGAGCCAGTACATATCGAGCGCGAGCATCACGGTCGAGATGCCCATCTGCCGGCCTTTCAAGATCACGAACTCGTGAATGCCTGAGTTCAAGCCCTGCGATATCTGCTCGATCGCATAGCGCTGGCTGCCCATGAAGGTCAAGGGAATGCGCCCGAGCTCTTTGGAGTCGATGATCAGCTTCGAGCAAAAGTGCTCGAATCGCGCCGCATCGAAGCCCGCCGTTTCACCGACGTCGATCACAGCCGCAAGTTCCAGCGCTTGCCTGCCTCCTCGAGGTCACCTGCCGGCGGGCCGGCCGCACAGCACACCTGACATTCGATATTGAAATTGCCCTCATCACCGGAATCGAGCAATGCTTTCACTGCGCGCAAGGTGGTCGAGCCACAAAAGGGACAGGCGTAGAGCCGGGCTTGCGCGGACTGACCTTTCGGCGGCGGCGTAATCGCGCGTGCTACGCCTCTAGCTAATTCTTTGTTCGTCATAGCGGCCGATGATATCCGTGTTCATGGTGCGCCCGACCGACGATGCACCGAGCAAATTTTGATACACCTGCTGCGGCACGCCTTTGTACTGGTAGACGTGACCGGAAATAAATTCCACCTCGAGCGTGCCCTCTGCCGGGTTCGCTTCGTCCGCCGCCCAACCGACCCCCGCGACATTCGAGGATTTGACTGATCGCCGATTCACTCGCCGTCCTCCTTGCGATGCATTTTATCTTCCATGTCCGCCCAGGCGGCCCAGCAGCCACAGAAAAACCCGATCGCCGCGCCGCCGATCCCGGCACACAGGAACAACATCGCGAACCACCACACCGGCAGATTCATGAACGCCGCGGCGGAATCGGCATTTGACCGTTGAACACCCCCGGGCCCGCGACCTTCGGCATTTCCTCCGGGGCGATTTCATTCTGCACGATCTGCCCGACGATGTTGGCGCGTGCCGTGCGCCGGATGTGCCGGCGCATGGGCGCGTTCAACTGATCATCGTCCGGCAAGGCGATGATGCAGCCGCGCTTTCGACCCTCGGCAATCATCGCTTCGGCCATGTCGAATGCGCGCACGGCAGCTTCACCGGCGTCGAGGCCATCGGCAAAATAGGGTGTCTTGATCAGGTCCAAAGCAAACTTGGCCGCTAGATCCAACTGGCAGCCGTTCTCGAATTGGTTGATGGCGCTGCCAAAATAATGATCGGTCATTTGCGCTGCTGCTCAGCAAGTTTTTTCACATTGTCGTGAAGCGCGGCGTGCTTTTCCGCTGCTTCGGTTTTTGCCGCCTGGCCTTGCTGGTAGGGCATCCAACACGCAAAGTTGTGATCCGGTTTGGCTTCACCGGCCTGCACTAACCACAAACTCGTTGCCTGAAAGGCCTCGCCGTTTGAATTGAACCCCGCAACGTTGATATACCGATCATCGTGCACGTAGGTCACGAGCGCCGCCTCCGGCTGCTTCACGTCGTTCGATTCGCGGCGGAACACCCATACAACGCGCCCGACTGTCGGTTTGATAATCACGGCCGCTGCGCCGGGCATAAATCCGGCTTGGGTGTTTTGCAAAGTGTCGTTTGCTGTGGGCATGGTCAATTCCTCTTTCGTGTCGGGATTATTGGGGGTCATCGCATTCACGGCCAGGCGCAGCGCTGCCGGAGCGTCGCACTCGGCATTGAGCAATCGCCGGCGCGCGGCGCGACGAATGTCATCAAAACTCGGCTCCGGGCCGCCGAACAGTTCCCGGGCAAGCGCATGCGCAAAACCGGAAGGGTCAATCATGCCGTGCGCCAGACGCGGGAGGCGCCGGTCGCGAGCGCGCGGACGGTGAAATTGCGCTCACGGCCGTACTGCTTGCGGAAAGCATAAACATACAACTCGACGCTGCGCTTTTTGCGGTTCAACTCGACGCACTGACGCACCTTCATGCCGGCAAATAGCTGAAACAACTCATCGCGGACCACCCCCGAATTCAGGCGAACTGGGACGGGGAGGTCCACATGTTTAATCTGCAAAACCCGACGCGAATTGCGCGGACTAGACAGCGGTTCCAAGGGTACATCAGGCATCGCACGAAGTCTGCATGCTACTGCGCATGTTAGCAATATGCGTGTACAAGTAATTGATAAAATTGGAAAAAATTTTTGTGGTGGGAACTGTGGGGGTCACCGTTGCTGCAACGCTGGGCCCAAGGAATTCCTTACATTTCGAGCCCATGCTGCACTGCGGATACGCATAATAACCATTATGTTAAATGCGCATCGCTTATAAATCAATGACTTAGGCCAATAATGCGGTTTTCGAGGGTCCACATGGCCATTTTGTGCGCTGCAAATGACCACCAGGTGGACATGTTGCGGCGCAATGGTTCCACGTGGAACGTCGACGGGTGCGCGCCGTGCTTCACCCGCAAGGGGTCGCAAGGAAACAGAGACCGGAGCCGAGCCCCGTCACCTTCATAAGCCAAACCTATCAGCATTGATAACTTTTACCTATCAATGAATGCGGCTCATGCAAATCGAGTTTTAGATGCTGAAATGTCACGCAAATAAACGCTTGACAGATACCCATAGGTATATAGTGACCGGGTGCAGGACTTCTGCACGGCGCTACCGGCGCGAAGCCCGGACTGACTAGGAGAATTCAATGGAACTCATGCAAGCCAATCACCAGTGGTCGACTCGCCCAGACGATCAGCGATTTCTGTCTCTCATTGCCTTGAACGATCACTGCGCAGCGCAACGTGCCCTATCAATCGGCAAGGTTGTATCCTCGCGTGCGCTGAGCGCATCGCCCGTCGACGGCGACAACGAAGCCTTGATGCTCACGGGCCCGAACGGTGCGCCGGTCAACGTCACCAATTGGTCATTCGGCCAGCTGGCAGCACGTGCCGGAGCTCCGGCGGGCTACCTTCGCAACATACCCTCACCCCTTGCCGCCGATTGCATCAACTACGGATTGCACCACGCGCGTGACGTCGAAGAATGTGGCGTGTTGCTCACGCGCGATAACGGCTCGAATCAGCCCGCGACAGCGCGCGCCGTGACCGGCCCTAACTACGGTCGTATCTGGAACTCGACCATCACGCAAGCTCTGGTGCGTCAGTTCGGCGATGGGGTCTCAGGCACCTACCGCATACCGGGCGAGTTCGGTGTTCAAGGCAATCCGATCACCAAACAGAACACTACGCTTTATGCCAGCGATCGGGACATGTGGGTATTTTTGGCCGATGAAACAAACCGCATCGAATTGCCGAATCGCCGCAATGGCAAGACGGGCAGCCTTGCACGCGGTTTCTTCGCGTGGAACTCCGAGGTTGGCTCAACCACGTTCGGCCTCGGTACCTTCCTTTTCGACTTCATGTGCGGCAATCACATCATCTGGGGTGCCGAGGAATATCAGGAAATCAAAATCCGCCACACGGCGGGTGCGCCTGATCGCTGGATCGAGGAAGCAGCACCCGCCATTCGCGCCATCTCGCAATCCTCGGCTGTAGGTATCACTGAGGCATTGCAGGCTGCACAGCTAAAGAAGGTTGAGAACGTTGACGCCTTTTTGAATGCACGGTTCACCAAATCGCAGACTTCCGCCATCAAGGCCGCGCACATGGCCGACGAACAGCGGCCGATTGAAACCTTGTGGGATGTGTCAACGGGTATCACTGCTTACGCTCGGGAAATCCAACACACTGACGACCGCGTGAAACTAGAGCGCGAAGCGGGCAAGGTGCTGAAACTCGCAGCCTGATCCTAAGCCTCTCTTTGCCAGGGTGCCCGTGGCCCTGGCATTTTCTTTTGACCGGAGAAAATTCATGAAATCCTTTTTTATTAAATGTGGTGGTCGCTATCGAAGCGCCACTCAGTCGGAAGTCTGCGAAGCAGCAAGCGCCTACATTTTCGACAAGGCAGCCAAGACGCGCCCCTTACTCAGTTCGCCAAAAGCAGCCCGCGAATTTATCACGGCGCAAGCCGGCCTCGACCATGAGCAATTCGGCATTGTGTACCTAGACAAGCGCCATCGTGTGATCGACGTCGCCATCACTGCGCAAGGCACCATCGATGGCGCCAGCGTCTATCCCCGTGCAGCGGCAGTGATCCTGTTTCACAACCATCCGAGCGGTAGCGCGGAGCCGAGTAGCGCCGACGAATTAATTACAACGCGCCTCAAGGATTCGCTTGCACTGCTAGACATTCGGCTAATCGATCACTTGATTGTTGCGGGAACCTCGGTCGTGTCACTTGCTGAACGGGGGTTAGTCTGATGAACGAATCAACCAGCATTCCTCTTTTCTTTTGACCGGAGAAAAATTATGGCTACAAAAAATCGCTTTGAAGTGCTATGCAAGACAATCACTGAAATTGGTGACGAACTCACATCCGAGGTAGAACGCGCCGACACGGCAGAATCGAGTCTTGACCATCTCAAAAGTGTCACACGCGACTTCCACACCTGGTTTCAATCCTTCATCGGTAACCAGGCTTACGCTGAGCTCACCTGCCCAGAGCTCGACCGTCTAGTACAGGCTTTATCCGAATGATGCTACGCAAACACAAAGGCTACTGGACGATCTTTTGCAACGGGGTGCCTACCCTCGCCTTTTCGACTTTCGAGGCCGCCTGGGCGGCGATCATCGATGCGCATACGCCAGATCCCCTTTGACTTAAACGCCTGCCTTGAACGCTGGCGTGAGGCGTGGATGGGTAAACACCGCGCCCGACTGGATGCATACAAGCCAGTCGGGCGCGCCTACCTGACAGAACGGCTCGCGCGCCAGCGCGAGATCGCCCAGCGCTGGCTCGAGAAGAGGGCCGATCAAAAATTCCATGAGCAGCACCCGAACGTGGTGCGCCTCAAAAGGCGGCGATAAGATAAGTTCAAATTCGAGTCTTGGTCGGGCTGCTCAAAAGGCGGCGATAAGTTCAAAAATTCGAGTCTTTGAACAATTCTAAATGCGACATTCACGCTAACGAAAATACCGGAGCGCGGAGGCACATTTGCCCAACCTGCCCAACCATTTACCCCCTATGTATCCCCCTATACGTATTTACTGTATGTTAATACAGTATGCCCTATACCCTATACTCTACTTCTGTCGTTTATATATATAAAGGTTAGGCAGGTTAGTCAGAGTCAGGCAAGTCATTGACCTTAGTCCAAATATACTGCCTAAGTCCATTTTTCTGAGGTCGGGTTTTAGTTAGGCACAGGTTAGACAACACGTGCGCAATGCGCATTTCTTGTGCTCGCGATAAGGTTCGTATGTCGAGTCCCAGTGCAACCGCCATGTCCCGGGTGCTCCAATGCTGCCCAATAGGTGCCACCCGGATCAACTGGGCAGCATCCGTTAGCCACACGTCGGAAGCCTTGAATTCCGAGTGTTCAAATTGCGCCAAACGCTCTGCTTGGGCCCAGGCCACACCCTCGCTCAAAAAGAGCGCTGCACCCTCGGCCCACAGCTGCGCGCGATCCTGCGTCAAGGCTTCCCTCTCGACCCGCGTTACGCGCACCGGCAGCCAGCGCCGCTCTCCGGTTTCGTCATCCAGAAAGTCGTCATGGTTGGCCGTTCCAACGAACACACAGCGCCTAGGCGAGCTGATCGCCTTTTCCTGGTACTTCGGCGTCCAAGTGTCCTCGCGTTCGCTCACAAACGATTTGATGGCGTTGATATCGCGGGTGTGCAGCCCCCTCAAATCCGCAAACTCGCCCAGGCACTTGCCCTGCATACGGCGCGCGAGGTCCGCATCTCTGACACTCAAGTCCAACGTCACGTACCCGCCGGGAAAAGGGCACAGTGCCTCGCAGCCGCGCGTCTTGCCCAAACCTTGCGCACCGACGAAAATGACCACCATGTCGCACTGCACACCCGGTTGCAGCACGCGCCCGGCCAAGGCGCTCATGAGAAACCGGCCAAGCGATGCCGAATAATCCCCCTCGGCGGCTCCCCAGTAAGTTTGCAACATCGAGTCGACCCGCCGTACTCCGTCCCAGCGCTGCGCCTCCAACCACAATTGCGCCGAATCGAAGCGCCCGAGCCAGCCGACCCGCTGCAAGGCGTCACGGAACACATCAGCGCCGATCGCGGCGAACCCGGCCCGCTCGAGGCGTTCGCGCGCTTCCAGAGCCAGATTGTGCGTCACCGTCTCCCAGTGCTCCTCGCCCACCGCATCGCGCCAGTCGCACGACACGAGCTCGCCTCTGAATTCATCCCAGGCGAGGCGGCGCCAGAAATTCTCGATGCGCAAGGCCCGCGCCAAGTTGCCGAAGGACGGCCGGTAGCCGGCTTGGGTCCGTGCGAGTCCGAGTGTGGTCAAAACCCCCGGGCCGACCAAGCCGACGGTAGCCGCGGAACCATTTCCACGGCTACCCGGCGCGCTTACCGATCGATCGGATGGAGTCCCGGCATGTTCAGTCACCTCCTCGGCAGTTTCGGTAAGATCAGGAAATTGAGTCTCGACGCCTAAGCCCACGGCGCGTAAGAAGTCATCATCACTGCGCGCATCGCAGTGCGCGTGCAGGCATTTGAAATGGCCTTGAGCGTACCCGCCGCTCCCCCGGGGCCAGTAGACAGTCTCCGTGGGCCCGGAATCGCCGGTGTGGTCATCTTTCCACGGGCAGGTGATGTAAAAGGCGTCATCGGGCCCGGCGCCTAAGATCCAGCCTCGCATCGATAAGTGATCGAGTGTAGGATCGGCTTCGCTCCGCGGATCCGCTGACTCCCCCGCGGGGTGGCGCTGGGCGATGTGCTTTGCGGCCGACCCGCCCAGCGTTTTCCACAAATCCTCGAACTCCTCCACCGTCAGTGTTGGAATGCTTCCGGGTAGACCACCTTCCCATTGGTAGTGCCCACCGTCGGGGTGCGCGCCAGCGGCGACGAATTGCTGCCCGTCAGCCAAAAATTCAATGATTCCCGAGTCACGCTTAATTGTTCGTTTGGCAAAAGCGCCACTATCGAGTCTAAATGCGAGGAGGCGGCGAAAACTTGCACTGCGATATCGACAAGGGAGAGCATGACCCGCATTTCGCACAACGGACAGAACGGCACCGATTTCAGCCGCATCCTCGAGGTCGAGGTCAAGCGCTCGCACCCGGCGAGTCTGCACACAGAGGCCATAGTCTTGCTCCTTGCTCCAAAGATCGATTTCCGCGGTCGTCGACTGGTGCGACGTCCATTTTTTAATCCCCACGGCCTGGCGCTTCGCGTTGTACCGCGACGGCACCTTGCCGAGTTTTGTCAATTCCGAATCCGGTGAGATGATCGCCTGCGGATTTGACAGTACCGGCAAGATATCGGACATAAGCCCGAGCTCATAGGCGAAGCAGAACCATTCGGCACCGGAGGCGCCAAAGCGCGGCACGGCGCGGCCCTACTTGTGCACGTTATCGAGCCAATGGGTCGGAAGTTTCAAGGTCACTTCCACATTGCGCGCGAATTCTTCCCCTATGGCTTTGCGTGGATTGGGCCCGGCGATGTGCGTCAGATACGCCAAGTGCAATCCGAGCGCACGCGACAATGCCGCCCAGGAACCGTACCGATCGCGCAGCTTGCGAATGTTCTCGATGCGAATTTCCCGAATCCGTTCAAGGGCTTTGTATTGTTGCTGGCGATCGGCCTTGGTGAGCATTAATTTTTCCTTGACTTATTCGATACCCGGGGAGCAGGATGCTACCCCCGACAGGAATTAATTACAAACCGGAGCGCCTATGTCACTCGAAGATGCGGTCAACCGTCTTGCTCAAGCCATTGAAAAACACACCGATATTTTGTCCGGCCAATTGGGAAAAGGGCCGCCGGCCGCACAACCGGAAGCAGCAGCGGCAACACCGCGCCCGCGCGGCCGACCGACCTTGAGCACCACGCCGAAAGCGGATCCGACGTTGGATGTGACGGGGAGTGGCGCTACTGCCCCACCACAGAAATCCGCTGCACCCGCAGTATCGGGCATCAAGTATGACGTGCTGCGCGAAGCGGTACTGAAACTGGCCGAAGTGCAAGGGCACAAAGTCGGCCTTGAGGTGCTAAAGCCGTTTGGCGTCACATCGGCCAAGGCGTTGCGCGAGGATCAATACGACGCTGCCTATGCGGCGGTCACCAAACAGTTGGGCAATTCCGCATCGATGCTCGCCTAGATGGCGGACAAACACGCATTCTTGCCGCCGAGCGATGCCGACAATTGGTTGATTTGCGCCGGCAAGCCTGCGCTCGAGGAGCAGGAACCGGAGTCTACTTCGGAGGCCGCGGCGGAAGGGTCGCGTAAGCACGAGCTCGCCGCTCGGGTGTTGTTCAATCCACGGTTGATAAAACCCGATGAGCTCGAGGATGAACCGGAAGTGCTGGCCTACATCGGCGCCGTGAATGAGCGCATGCAGGCGTACCGGGAAGCCGGCGTGAAGCACTTGCATTTGGCGGTTGAACAAAAGCTCGACATTTCCGGTATCACGGGTGAGCGCGGTGCACAAGGCACAGCCGATTGCATCATCGTTGCGGAGTTCTCCGATTACGTCGACATGGACGTGATCGATGCCAAGTTCGGCTTTGTACCGGTCGATCCTAATACGGCGCAAATCAAACTCTACGGCTTGGCTGCCGTGCTCAAGTATCAATTGCTCCACGACTTTCGGCGCATCAATCTAGGCATTTTCCAGCCCAAGGTGTCGGACACGCTCTCGTTTATCGAGGTGAGCAGTGATGAACTCTACGTATTTGGCGCCAAGGTCACGGAAGCCGCGGCCTTGTCGCTGTCGCTGCGCGGTGACGTCACGGCTCTGTCCCACCTGGTGCCCGGTGAGAAACAGTGCCGATTCTGCAAGGTTAAACACCGTTGTCCGGCGCTGGCTCAGAGTGTCGCGGCGGAAGTATTGGCCGACTTTGACGCTATGGATGATCCGGCTGCGTTGCCGGTTGATCCCGTGGCGACGATTGGCGCCCCGGCGGACTTGCCCGAAAGACTCGCCCGCGCAATGGCCAAAGTCGGGCTGATCGAGGATTGGTGCTTGGCCGTGCGCGCCAAGGTCGAAGCGCTGCTGTTCGAGAACACCGAAGTGCCGGGGTTCAAGCTGGTCATGGGGCGCAAGGGTCCGCGTGCGTGGACTGATCCCGAACAGGCGGCGGGGATTCTTGCGCTGGGTGGTTTCAAGGCGGAACTGACGCATACCAAACCTGCACTGCTGTCGCCCACGCAAATTGAAAAAATAGCCAAGGATTCTGCTGTGTGGAAAGAGCTCACGACGTTGACCAAACAATCCGACGGCAAACCCTCCGTTGCCCCTGCCGAGGATTCGAGGCCGCCGTGGTCGCCCGTCAAGGAATCGGATTTCAAAAACCTAGAACACGAGGATTTAGCATGAAATTTATTTTGTTGGACAAGCGCTTGTCGTTCCCCGATCTGTTTGTGCCCAAGGCGCAGATGAATGACGCCGGGCAGCCGGGCAAACCCACCTACGCGGCAAACTTTTTGATGGAACCGGATGACCCGCAAGTCGATGAGTTGAATGACGTGATCGACAAGGTGATTGCCGAGCACTTTGGCGACAAGGCGAAAGCGATGGGTGCGGCGCTGCGTGGCGCCGATCGCGTCTGTTTGCATAATGGCGATTTGAAAGCGGACAAGTATGAGGCCTACGGCGGCATGTACTTCGTGACCGCCAGAAACGGCACGAAGCCGAGCATCTTGGATCGTGACAAGACGCCACTCACGCAAGCATCGGGGCGCCCGTATGGCGGCTGCTTCGTCAATGCCGTGCTCGATGTGTGGGTGCAGGACGGCAAGGGTGAGAAAGCCAAGCACGGCCGGCGCGTGAATGCGACTTTGATGGGGGTGCAGTTCGTGCGTGATGGCGATGCGTTCGCGGGCGGGCCGCCGGCGAAGCCCGAGGATTTCCCAGATTTGGACGTGAGCAACGAAGCCCTGGCGTGAAACTATACCTCGACATTGAGACGCGCAGCCGCACGTTGAATCTCTTGACCGTCGGGGTGTTCAAGTACCTCGAGGATTGCGAGATTACGGTGATTGGCCATGCGCTCGATGACGATGACGCGATA